CAGCAAAAAACTGCTCGTGGTGGTGCGGTTATTGGTAATGCCTTGAAAACAATTTTCACAAAAACAGGAAAAACTGATACGCTCAATCAACTTGAAAATTTAGGAATCGCAGTTCGCGATCTCGAGGGAAATACTATTGGAGCAAAACGCATACTTACCGATCTTGCCGATACGTTTGATACTCTTAGCGCTGCGCAAAAAGCTCAGATTACTCAAACAATGGGTGGACTGTTTCACATCAATATTTTGAAAGCTGTTTTGAGTGATGCTGCTAAGCAAAATGGTATCATGGCCGAGGCTACTAGAATATCTGCTGGCGCTACAGATGAAGCTATACAAAAAAATGAAGAGTTGCGCAAAACAATGTCTGCAGTTGCCACAGAAACAGGACTTGCCATCAAACAAGTTAGTACGCAAATTGGAGAAATTGCACTTGCTCCAGGAATGGAAAAGATTCTCAACGCTGTCAAGAGTCTTGCCGAAGGGCTGAGTGGGGTATTGGGTGATGGAGAGGGTATGGGTAATAAATTCGCAACAGGTCTCCTGAAAGGTATTGGTAATGTTATTACTGGACCAGGACTTGTGGTCTTGGCAAGCGTATTTTTTAAACTCTTTGGTCAAGCATTAAAGTTTACAAAAGAAAGTTTGACTTCGTTAGTCGGCGTAACAACCGAAAAACAAAAACAAAAAGCCATACAAACAAGCTTGGTTGCATTGTTTGGTCAAAACGCAGCACTCAATAAAGAAATGTTGCGTACCGATATTGGTCGCACCGAAAAAGAAAAAATCATACTCGGGTTGCTTAGAGCTCAGGTTGTGGAAGCTAGCTCATTAAACAAATTGACTGCTGGCATGGCTGGAACATTGTATCGAAAAGGATATGGTGCAAATTTGACGCCTGTTGGTAAAAAAGCTGGTGGACACATTCCTAATTATGCAAATCCCGAACGTGCACAAGCTGCACAAGGTGGATATGCCGCTGGAAGTATTCGCACAATGAACATGCCTGGCGAAGGCCCAGTCATATACAACAGCGCAGAAACAGTCAAAAATTTCGCAGGCTTTAAACAACCTGCAATCATGCCACCACAATCCAGCAAAGCTGGAAAAAACTATCAACAAGCATTTGGCGATATACATGGATTCGATCCATATGCTGCAGGAGGATATATACCGAATTTTAAGAAATCGAAAGCGAAAACTAAGGAAAAAGCTGGACCTGATATTAATTTAAACAGGTTGTTTAAAGCACAAACAGAATCGATGGGGGTGTTATTGGGCTTTGGATCAGAGGGGGCCGCTAAAGGACAAGAGTATAGTCAAACATATAATAGTCTACCTCCGAAAGCTAAAGCAGCGTTAAAGAAGAAAAATGTAGTTGATCGTGGGACATCTCGGGTAGTTGCAGAATTGCCAACCAAGGCTGTTTATGAAATAACTGATGGGGACGTTGGAAGAATTCAGGGGGTTTTAGGGGAAAGTGAGTTAGAAAAGAAGCTTTATCACTATGTTGGCAACCCTTTTGATAAATTCTCTCAAGCCGTTGGAAAGGATATGTTTGGGGGTAAAATTGGTAAAGCTGGAATTAATGTTTTAAAGTCACATATGGAAGGTTCTGTATTGGGGGGTTTGTTTGAGGCTGCAGTTAGGGGATCTTTGGATAATAAAAAAGTTGCAGATAGTCAAGCCCCTTTTGATTTCACAGGATCTAACGCTAAGAATATTTCAGAGTTCATGGGCAATGATAATTTAGACCTTATTGAAGCAAAGTATAATTTATCTGCAGCAAAATCAGGTGGTATTCCAAAGAAAATTTTAAATTATATAAATACAACTATTCCTGGTGCAACTACTGCTAGTAAGACATCTGCTCTTGGGGGCGTATTGACTAGAAAAGGTGATGCCATGTACATTAACGACGAGCCATTTGATAGCAGAAGTGATAAGCAAAAAAAAGCTCTTAAGGGTAAAGGATTTGAGGGAACATTTGGTAGAAATAGTTTGAAAAAATTATTTAACTCTCGCGGATTCATCCCCAACTTCGCCGATCCATTATCAGATGCAATAGGCAGAGAAAAAGCAGCCGGTGTTCCAGTTTCACAAATTCGAGTAGGATCGCACGGTTCACTCATGGGCAAGGGAAACCCCCTTGGCCTCGGCGTAACCAATACACATGATGAGCCAAATGGTTTGCGTGATGTGTTTGGTGCGAATGGATTTGTGCCGAATTATGCAGAAGGTTTTGCAGCCGGAGATATAGGTAAAGATGCTGGAAATAATGACGCAAGAAAAGCTCTCGCTAGAAAAATAAACGAGCAAATTCAAAGTATTGATGCTTCAATTTATTCAGAGGAAGACTACAGGAAAGAAATAGATAAAATCATTAAAAAACAAAAGAAAAATGGCAAATCTATTGAATTGAGTAAGAGTGGACTAGATAAGGCAAGTCAAATTTCAAAAAGAAATACCGCAGAAATACAAAAAAATACCGTATCACAACAAGCAAACACCATAGCTTCTCAGTCTAACACAACACAAACGGCGGCCAACACCGCAAAAAGAAAAACGCTTGGAGCTAAATTGGTTGGCGGAATTAAAAATATGAACCAAGGAATGGGCGGTATGGGCTTGATGATGGGACTACCAATGCTTGCGGGATTTATTCCTGGAGCAGATAAGCCTGGTTCTGCGGGAGGTATGGTTTCTGGCGCACTCTCTGGCGCGGCAACGGGGGCAAGTATTGGTATGATGTTTCCTGGTTGGGGTACTGCAATTGGTGCTGCAGTGGGTGCCCTAGGAGGGTTTGTGACTTCTTTAGATTCAGCTAAAGACGCAATCAAAGAAGAAGCTTATGCAAGAGGACAATTCTTGGCGGCTTCTTTCGGAGGTGTGGGACAAAAAATATTCTCAGAAGGAAGCTCTGAAGAGATAAAAAGAAAGAAAAGTATATTTGGTACATTTGGTAGTATACCTGAAGAGGTAGATTTTGACTGGTTTGATTCTGCTATGGAGATGTTCAGTTCTACTGGTACGTCAAAATTTAAAACCAAAAGAGAGGTTGATCGATTGAGGGAAGATATGATGAGTAAAATGGGTCCCACTATAAGAGAAGAATTTCTTGATAGTTTAGGGTCTTTTGGTGACGAAGAAATGAATTTGCCTAAAATAATCTTCGATCAAGAGGCGGCAAAGAAGACAATTAGCACGAAAGAAACGGAGGTAATAAAAGCTTCTGAATTTAAGGATATTTTACAGTCTTCTGGAGCTTTGAATGATATAGATGTTTTGTCTGCACTAGCAAAAAGCCTTGTGAAGCAATATAAGGTTGAGGAAGTGAATGTAAAGAAAACTAACAACGCAATTATTACTCGACTCAATAAGGAAAAAATCTCTCTTTCAGCTCAAGACACTTTTAATGAAGCCATGAACACATCTGCTGTTTTTGGTCAAATGATGGCTGAACAATATCAGTTTAAAATGGCAACAATGTCTGCCTACATGACCGAAGAAGAAATTGCGTCAGCCAAGCTGTCCGAAGCAAAAAGAGTTGCCGCAGACGCATACACTAAGTCGGTCAAAGAGGGGGAGCAAAAAGAAAAAGAATCAATTATTAATTTATTAAAAGGTGACAAATACAAAACCGGATTAACGGACTATTTAAAAACAAACAGTCTGGATGAAACAAGCTTTGGATCAAAAAGCTTGGAAGAGCTGCAAACTGCTGCCACAGAAATTGTTGGTGGTATTGCAGGTGGAGATAAAGTTATAGCAGAAATTATTGACAATCAAAACGAAAAATTAAGAATTCAAGAAGAAAAATACGAAAATATCAAAACACTTGCCGAATCAAGAGCCGAACTTGAGAAAAGAATAGCTGACGAATTACTCCGTCAACAAACTGGACCTGGCTCTTTTGGTAGGGGTATGGAGAGGGGTTTTTCTGATATGCGAAAACAAACTGAAAAAATGGATTACATGCTTGGAGCACAAATTCCTCAAAACTTTGCGAATGGATTGGCCACTGCAATGAGCGAAGCTCTTTCTGGTGCAAAAGATTTGGATGATGCTTTGCGTGACGCCGCCATAGGTTTCTTGCAAACCATTCAGCAAGCAATGATGCAAAAAGCTGCCAATAATATTGTTGGTATGCTTCCATTCTCTCGCGGCGGAAATGTAAGGAAATATTCTCAAGGAGGCGGTGTGCCTGCTATGGTCAGTAATGGTGAATATGTGATGGGTCGCGATGCAGTAAATAAATATGGCGGATCATTCATGCATGGAATGAATGCTGGTGGAAGTATTCCTGGATTTAGTAATGGTGGTAAGCTTGAAGGTTTTCAATATAAGTCTGGTCGCGCATATCAAAACAAAAAAATGAGCGGTCGTTTTTATTCTCAATCTGGGAACGTGGGGCTTTCTGAGGATGCATCTGCTCTCGAGGGCGCACTACAAGACAAGCGCGAAAAAGAAGAGAAAGCTATTCAGGATGCAAAAGCAAATGCAGAACGAAGAAATGCCAGGGTAAATAAAATTATAAGTTTTGTGGGTAGTGTTGCGATGGCAGGAATAACTTCTGGCATGATGGAAAAATTTGGGCCAAAAACTCCTGTTGGAAAAGGTACTGTTTTGAGTGCTACTGCAGATGGAGGTTTTTCGGGAGCTCAGGGTTACGGTACAGTTCTTAAGACTCCTGCCTCTGGATACCCAGCAGCAACTATGCCTGACGCTTTATCGGCGTTTAGGGGTGGGCAGAGCAATCTCTCAACTCCGACTCGCCCGGGTAGTGTTGGAGCTTGGTTTCTTGACCCAACAAATAGATACATGGGTGGGCCAATTCGCAAATACGCAAGCGGTGGCCACATTGCAGGAAAATCTGGTATCGACCAAATTCCAGCCATGCTCAGCGAAGGAGAGTATGTTATTCGCGCAAGTAGTGCTCGTCAAATTGGCAAGCCAATGCTAGATCAAATAAATGCAGGAAAATTTAATGATGGTGGACCAATCGAAAAACTTGCAGAAAATTCAGAAACCTCTGGGTCAGGAGGAAGCACAAACAATATAAATATCTCGGTTAATATTGAAGGCGGATCTGTGAAGGGAGAAAATAAATCTTCTGATAAGGGATCTACTGACGTATCTGCAGGTAGTCAAAATCAAGAAGGTTCTCTTGCGATCGCCGAAAAAATAAAACAACAAGTATTATCTGTTATTGTTGAAGAGCAACGTCCAGGAGGATTATTGAGTGATTGATCATGAGTTATTCGAATTACGAACAAACTGTAGTAGTAAATGGTCATCGATTGCTGGGAGTACAAAGTGTTGATGGAAGTTATGGTATCAATGAAAAACCAATTCGCGTGGCGGGTGTTGGTTTTATCGATGCTGCGCCCAATGCGCCACTGCAAGGAAATTTTAGTATAAATCGAAAAATGGTGGGCAGAGATCCACTGTTGGAAACCGATTCTCTGGGAAAATATATCTACGACGAAGCAGAAATTGATGGTGTTATCATGTACGACAATGACGCCAAGGGCTTTGGGTTTACAAAAGGTAGGGTATCGAAATACAATGTAACATGCGGCGTAGGAAATGTTCCAGATATACAAACTGATATAACTGTATATGGTAATCTTGGAAAGAATGTATCAAGCGGATCAACTTATGCAGTAAATCAATTGAATCAATATTATCCTTTTGAAGTTGATGATAGTTACAGTGTTGCAATTGTATATTTAAATGGATCGGATGTTACTGCTCGGTGGAATGATGCTTCATTGACTATACAATACGATGTTTATCAATCGCTTTCGGAAACAACAAGTTTTAGAAGGCGCGGTTCATTGAAAAGAGCTTATCTTGGAAAGGATGCTTTTATTTTTAAACCTTTTGAAAACGTTATTACTCATGAAGATCAAGTCATACAATATCCTGATCAGTCAAGTATCAAATTGATTGTGAGTGATTTTAGTATAGATGCGGTTGTTGATTTTAGTTATAGTAGATCAATAAATGTTGTGCCTGTTTATGCATTAAGTAAAGGAAGTGCTGTAACTTGGCAAACAGGGGAAACCCTCAAAGATCCAAAATTGGAACCTGTGCAAATGGACACACAATATCCGATTGAAACAGATATTACTATAACCATGATTGCAAATGAATATGAAGTGCGCGAAATAAAAGATCGATTGCAAGCCGCACCACAAAGTGATATAACAATACAGATTTGCGATGCCAATGATCATGCCAATGTAATAAATAGTTTTGTGGGTAAAAATGTGCGACTAATAAGCGAAAGTATAAACAGTACAATCGACGGAGAGATGAATATATCTTTGTCCTATAAAAGTTATGAATCTTATCATAACGAACTTTGATCATGGCGCGACCTTTTTTAAGATTTGAAGATGGTAAGATAACCTTGAATAATAAGGATCTTATGGTTAACTCTGCAAATCTATCGATCGCCCCAAGCTTAACTGTTGAAAAAGTGTACGGCGATTATGATGAATCAATTGGTGGTGCACGAACAGAGTTTGTAAAATTTGCGCCAACACAAAATTTACGAGGACAATTAAGTATATCTTTTTATATATCTTCTGATGTTATTTCTCCGAATAGTGTTGATAGATTGTTTGAATTGATTGATGTAGCAAATCCAGCGAATGCAAAAAATACAATTTCCGAAGCTCCAATAAATGGTAACATAGTTGGGCGTTATAGTTTTGATAATATGTTTTTGACTGGTTTTAATTTTCAAATGAGTCCATTTCAATTGATTGTTGCAAATGCAACGTACGATATTTATGGATCAATTCACAGTATGACTGACAGATATTTTTCAAAATCAGATGTGGATTTCGCGCATGCTATGAAATCATTCGGTCAAATAAAAATAAGCAATCAAGAAAGCGATGAAGAGTTTGAGATGGCGAGTCTAAGATACAATATAAATGTGGAGAGAAAAATCAGCAACAAGATAAGAGAGAATGAAAATACCGCGATTAATACATATGCTGGCGGTGCATTGCCAGATCGTGTGAGTGTAGAATCAATCACTTCAGAAGCGACAATAGAATGTAACGATATGATAGACAATTTGAATCCATATGGCGATCAGCAATTCACAAGCAATCCTGCAACGATTCCAGATTCCGCAGTTGATATATTTATGTATTCATTGGGTGGAGAGCGAATATCTAGATTTCGATGCCAAGGAAAAATTCAAAATCAAAACGTTGCGATATCTGAGGGTTCCCATGCGAAAAGCAGTATAACAATAAAACAAATAATCAAATAATGCAAAACCTAACAAACATATCCAATTATCTTGGAGAGTATAAAACTGGTGTTGATTATAAAAAATTTGATTTTGTATATAACAAAGCAGATGGTCTGTATTATTATGCAAAAGATGATATATCTTGGCAGGATGAGTATATAGTGTCTGATGTAAATCGTTTTACTTTGGATCCAAAGGGTCCGCTATATAATGGATTGCAGACGTATTATCTTTTCGACTCACAAAATAACATGACCAATTATAAAGTTGGTCAACAAATAAAAATAGAGGGATCTACTTTCACAAATAATGGTCAATATAAAATAATCGATATTGAGGAGAATTACAATCCAAATGCAATAAAAGCTGGAGATTATATTCTTTCTGAGATCTTGAATGGCACAGAGGGTATGTCTGATTGGTTCGAGTCTGACTGGTTTCTTTTCGGAGAAAAAAATTTTTATTGGCCTGGTAGAGATTTTTCGGCATACGTAGATAGTTATATTGATTTGTTACAAGTTTATGAGTCAAGCGGAACGACTTTATCAAAAGAACAGTGGGGTCGTCAACATTATAAAGATTACGGAGAATCAGAAAATAGATCGATACCCCTCAATAGCGTAGGCAACTGGATGTATAACCCTTTTCTTGGGTGGGTATATGCATCCAGCTCAAGCTTGAATCCATCAGATAAATCTATATGGTTTTATATAGGCGGACAATCAAAACAAGACGATCCCAAAAATTCTATTTGGTTTTTTTCAAAAAAAGATTGGACTAGTGGCGATAAGGCTGTATTGTATTATGAAGAAGAAGCTGACGATGAATATGGTTTTGTAAAAACAGACGAAAACAAAACGTTTCAAAGCGACAACACAAAAGAAATAAATGTTAGCTCTGACGGTTCCGTAATGATCGCTCGAACCGACTCATCAATTACTAGATATACAAAAGCTGGTAACGTTTGGAGTGGTGGCGCTTCACTCGATTTTAATGGTGCTGCATTTAGATATCTTGCTTGCGATGAAAATTGTAATACTATTGCAGTGTTAACATACAAGGATCGATATTATACATTAAATTCTAGCATAGTACTAGATTACAAAACTGATTATGAATATAATTCAAAAAAAGTAGATTCGAGTTATTCTATAATAATCAGCGGAGTGCCTTGGACGACCGTAAATCAGTCTGTAACAAGAGAAAATTTAATAGATTTTGAGGAAATAATAATTTAAAAATACGCTGCAGATGTTAAGATATATAAATATAATTCTAATTCTAATTCTTGGAATGAGTCTCATACAATAGAAAAAGTCGTAGAAAAAGATATTGTCGCTAATTTTAGTGCAGATGGAAACTCTTTATGTGTTTTTGAACCAAAATTTTTCGAGTATTATGCTTTTGATAACGGAATTTTAACTGGAGACACTCAAAGAATTTCTATATTTGAATATAGTCAATCAACTTGGGGTAGAGGCTTAACTATGAATTCTTCAAATTTTAATTCCTGGAGCACTAAACCTCAAGATGCGGACGAATATGGTTATTCTTTGGGTTTAACTAAAAGAATGAAACTTGGTTTTTCTGGCCAAAGAGAAAATAAAGACTATTTACTTGGAATGAATAAGGATTTTGTAAATTATGATCAGTACTCCAGGTCTAGTGAGATGTACAGATCCGAAGGGCGTTTTGTGTATATGAGCCCGGATGGTAAAAGGTTATTTTATGTTGATAAAGATAGAGATATAATATGTATCAAGAAGTCCGATGAGCATGGATGGACGAATTATAAAAATGACGATTCTCACCCAGAGGATAAGGTATGGCCTTTGGATATACAGAAAATAAAAATTGAAAACAAATTTAAGGAAGATTCTAGCTGGGGAGCAAACTATAAAGATTATAACATTAAAACAAATTACGATGGAACATTAGTTGTTACATTTGGTGATACTAAAATAAATAATAATAGAAAAATTTTTAATGAATACGATCAAACGTATTCCTCTTTGGGGGATATAACTGAACATTCTTTTGTTGAGGAGCAGGGCGTTTGGAAGTATAAAGAAATGGTTTTTGCTTTTAATTATATTTATAATATTTTTATAAATGATTTGATTGTTAGCAAAAATGAGTCAGGGAATGTTAGGGTTGCTGCTGTAGCTGGAAGGGGAGTCGCTGCAAAAAATAATTATAAATTACAATATTCTGGAAATTTTGATGATCCGGGGGACGCTTCTGAATTTTTAGATTACAAAAAAGCAAGTGTTTGTATTTTAGAATTGAATGATCAACAGGAGTGGGTCTCTGTTAATGGCGATAAAATGATAGAAAACTCAATTGATTTTGATGTAGATCAAAATTTAGAGAAAATATTTAACTTGGAATATGACCCTTTAATAACTTACAAGAATAAACTATATAATTATACTTTTGGGTATAATAAGTTTTACTCGCTGGGTGAGCCTAGTGGGTTTATTTATGCTCAACCATCTGAACCGACAAATAGTTTAATTAAGGGCGGCCTGCTTGATTTATATTCTATTGATCAACAACAGTGGTATGTATACAAAGATGGAAGAATTTATCAAGATGACATTAATCGCGCGGCACCAACAATAAATATAAATTACCAACAATCTCAAGTTCAAGAACTGACGGAAACAAAGAACTATGGAACAAGAGTGTGGTTAAAGGGATCTTCTGGTAATTATTCTATTGATGTTTACGAGCCTCGCTCAACTAATGAGATAACCATAACATCAGAAAATATAAATCCAAGTGTTGAATCTTCTGATTGGATTGCCGATCAATTTTTCTTTGATGCAGATTATGGATCTTCTGTAACTTTTAGGTGTGAGAATAGAAAAAACGAATACTCTGATGGATATTATACTTATCAACCCGTAGGCATAAACTCTGTAAAAATAGAGATTGATTTACAGTTTAAGAATCGCACAAATAGAGAAACAAATGCAATTATTCATTTTGTGGAAAGTCATTTTGGTCAATACGATAAAGATCGTGCATCTCCAAATCTAAAATACAATCAAGGAATTGGTGGTTTTCGTTGGGCCGGAGAATCTACGTTTCATCCATACGATTCAACTGACATGCAATCAAAAACATTTTATTGTTTAAATTTTAATCATTCTTTAAACTTTGAAAATAGTAATGACGTGTCCATAAAATTAAATAATTTTGATACATCGTTGTTGAATAAATCTGAAAGTTTGTATGTTGCTGGAGTTGATAGTTATTCAGGTCTAGAAAATTATATAAGAAATGATATCGTATTATTTGAGGGTAATCATAAATATTATTATTGTATATCAGATAGTTTTGTGCAAGAAGTTACTCCTGCTGTAAAAACAGAAACATGGCAAAGAAATGGTGGGTATTTTTTAGATACTAATCCAGGTGTTTGGACTAGGGATTTTCTTTGGAGACCATCAATTGGTTTAAAGGTATCTCAGGCTCCAAGATTAAAAAACATAAGCTTGACAAAAGATTATACGCAAATACATCGCGACGGAATTAATGAAAGTTTGCTTGTTTTGGATCTTGAGTTTAATAACAGAACAGATGATGAAGCTCGCGCAATACTACATTATCTCGAACATCATTATGGGTGTGTGCCATTCAGATTTAATGCTCCAGCGCCGTATGAAAAAGATAGAAATTTTGTTTGTCAACAGTGGACGCATACATACAATTACAAAAATAATCACAGCATAAAGGCCAAATTCGAAGAGTTTCCATTTAATTTAGACGCCTCTAAATATGATGCAATTGTGACCGAGCCTATTTTGAGAGAATCTGAGTTTTTGATTACCAACTCTATATCTTTTGCGGATGATTCTGAGAATTTAAATTATCAAAATAAATTTAGAAAAAGAATAACATTTAGAAATACTGGCGACAAGTCCTTGACTGTTGATTCTGTAAAAATAGAAAATGGACCTTTTGTGATAGTTGCTAGAAATTCATCTGACGATGTTCCTGTATTGATTGAGGGTGAAGAATATGATTATATTTTTCAATTGAGTCCAGATTCCTCGTTGCCATTTGGATTGAACAATCAAAATATTAAAATGTTCAAGCAATATTCTGGCGGAGTTTCTGGAGGGATGACATTTGCCGCAATAGATTCAAGTGGAAATAGATTAATAAATAATGGAAAAGCTAGTAGTTTTTTACAAAATAATACTGGTACGATACTTAATCTTGTAACAGGAGAAACTAATGCAGGTTATGATAAATTTATTAATGAACTTTTTATTCAAAATAATGCTGCATCAGGCACGATTCATCCAGGAGAAACTGGGTATATTGATGTGTATTACGATGGATCATTGAGTGCTGGTGATTTTACGAGTCAAATGAGTGGATTGGATGGATTAGTTACAGTTACTCCAAGAACAAAAACTTTTTCTGGAAGTTTGCGTTTTGGAGTAACGCATAGTGACGGATCTAACGAAACAATCAAGGCAGCCTTAACAATAGAACTTCATAGATAATGTCAAAATCAGAATCAAATGTAAATAAACAATTATCATCTCTTCAACCAGACGCATTGATTGAATTGTTTGAAATTGATTTTAGTAATATGCAGGAAAATTTTGAACAACTAAAAGATATGTATGGTATAAATGTTGGAGCTGATACTGTGTATAGATTTTGTTCTTCAATAAATTCAAGCAATCCAATTGTATGGCAAGGAAAATCTTACCAACCCATGCCAATTATGGCTGACGGATTTGAAAGTAAAAATGATGGAAGATTTCCGCGCCCCAAGCTTGTTATTGCGAATCCTGAAGGAATATTCTCGCGAATAATATACAACAATAATGATTTTGTTGGGTGTAAAATTACTCGCAAAAGAACATATGTTCGATTCTTGGATGATGAAAACTTTCAAAACAAAAATTTAAATTCAGATGGAAAAAATCCATTTGGGCAATCAGATAGAGATTCTTATTTACCAGACGACGTTTATTACATAAACAGAAAAATGTCTGAAGATAAGAACGGAATAAGTTTCGAGCTTTCTTCTCCTCTGGAACTCAAAAATTCTTGGTTGCCCGCTAGAAACCTATATGCTAACCTTTGCACGTGGACATATCGTTGTGAAATTGGTTGTGGCTATAAAGGTCTTCCTATTGAAACTTCAGAAGGACATGATTTGACTAGTGGGTTCGCGTTCAATCAAAATGCAAACAATCCTGGAGCGGTTGATCCTACTGCTTATCCTGGAGGCCTGGATGATGTATTAGAGTGGTCAAAATATGGGAACGGAGGGTCTTCAACTTCTACCACTGGATATCAATTGAATAACGTTGTTAAAATAATCTCCCGAAATTCAGACAATCCATATCATCGTGCACCGCAAGTATTTGTTTGCATTCAGGATCATATAAATCCATCCGATCACCATCCGTTTTTTGATAAAGAATATTGGCAAAAAGATGATTGCCCAAAAACACTTCAATCTTGCAAAAAAAGATTTGATAGTACCTCAGAGAATGAATTGGGTACCGCTTTAAGTAGTTTTAATAAATCAAAGCCTGATAATATTTTAAGATTTGGTGCATTTCCTGGTGCAGCGGGATATGGATACGAATTATAATATAGAGCGAGAAATATTGCGCGAAATAATTTATTACTGCAAAAAAATAAAGAACGAGGAAAGTTGCGGAATTATTGTTAAGGTGGGAGATTCTAAAGAATTCATGCCGTGTGAAAATATTGCTTCCGATAAACAGAAATATTTTGCAATAGATTCAAGTATTTATATTGATTATAATGTTGATATGATTGTACATTCTCATTGCTTGGGAAGTGCTAAGCCATCAAAATTAGATCGATCCTGCTCTGATGACTTAGCGGTACCTTTTTTAATTTATAGCATCATTGATGATAACTTTTGCTTATACGAAAATAAAAGTGTAATAGAGTTCAAGGTTTAAGGTTTTAAAGTGAATACAGTATATTTACATGGCGGCATCGGCAAGCGATTTGGTAAAAAATGGCAGGTTGATGCGCGCAATTCACAAGAGGTAGTCAAAGCTTTAGACGCAAATAATGAAGGCTTTGTTGCATATGTTGTAAAACAAGCGTTAGAGGGAAATGAGCATTTTTTACTTGCGAAACATCCAGATAAATTAAAGTCAAAACAAGATTTGATTGACAATATAATTGCAGAGAATGAAATAAATAGAGAAATACATGTTGTGCCAAGTGTCTACGGGGGATTTGTCGCTGCTTTCATTGGAAAATTTATCGTTTCAAAGGCCGTTATTGGAGCAATGACTGCTGCATTTTGGGGTGGAGTTGCACAATTGGCAATTGGGGCACTACAGAAAACTCCAGACGATAAAGTAAATACCAGAGGAGATAATGTGTCAACAAAATCATTTCTTCTTGGAGCGTCTCGAGAAACTGCATCTCAAGGAGGATCAATTCCATTAGGATATGGTAGGGTGCTTGTTGGGCCTAATTTGATTGGGCAATCAATGACTACTACAAAAATAAATTCTAGTTATTTAGAATCTTCTACTCAACTAAGATTTACACACTTGATTTGTGAGGGCCCAATTGAAGGGCCAGTTAATGAATACGGCGCTAAAATAAATGCGTGGAATAATGACAGCGGAAAACTTGTTCCGAATATAGATGTACAAAAAGCATTATACATAAACGAAAGCCAGTTATTGAAAGGAGAATTTTATAATTTTAACTTGAATGAAACGGGAGATCTTCCTTCGATCAATATTAGTCGAGGTGAGTCAGATATTCTTGATGATAATGTAGCTATAATTCACACAATAAATCAAGAACTTTTTGGAGTATCTCCGCATTATGGCGGTAAGAAAAAAGCTCATTTGGGAATTAGTGAAGCTTTTCCATCAGGCCAAGATAAAGAAAAACCAACTGTTTTTTCTCATAAAATATCAAATATCGATACGAAGCAAGTTGTTATAAATTTTAGAGGAAGTGTGTTTACAACTAGACAAAAGGATGGAATAAATCAAGCGGACAGTGTATATTTTGCTATTTTTATTTTGGATAGTGACGGAGTAAGGAGAAATGTTCTAGAGCATCCTGATCGATACTTATTGAGATTTAATGGTAATCAACTGGTGGACGCAAACAGAAAAGCTCTTGGGGTATATAAAGATTCGAGCGGAAGAATATATTTACTGGGAATTGCTACATCTTCATATCAATTTGAATTTTCTGTAGTATTCAGGGAAAGCTTTACTAAAAATACACCAACAATACAAATAGTCAAACTTAGTAAAGAAACTGATACCAGTGCAGCATCTAATATATATACTACATGGAGTACAACAAGTAGAAAATGGTACGGAGCAAAAAAAGTTCATCAACACGAAAAAACAGACTGGAATAGCATTGGTGGACAAGGAAGAAGTAGAAGTATTTCTGTGTCAAGTATAGAAGAAAGAATTGTTGGAAAATTTGCATATCCAAATTGTGTCACATCAAGAATCGTTATAGACAGTTTGAATTTTGCAAGCCAACCAACATTCATGTGGCATTTAAAATTAAAAAAAGTACTTGTTCCAGAAAATTATAATCCAAAAACCAGGCGATATAATGGCCCATGGAATGGATTGTTTAAAGGGCAGGCTCAGGGCCAATCGATATACTCTATCGACGAAAAACATAAAGAATGGACCGATAATCCTGCTTGGATATTTTATGATATGGTTTCTAATCCAACATATGGTTGCGGAAAGTATGGTGTTGGTGAATATGATATCGACAAGTGGCAAATTTATAAAATCGCAAAATATTGCGATGAAATGGTAGAAACAAATTATCCAATACAAACCGATTCTGGATTGTTAAAAACATTTGAATATAAGAGTTTTGGTAATGTTTCATATACAGAAGGTCAACTTGGGAAAAATAATAGTGTTGCTCAATTTAAAATAACTCTTGATAAATCAAAATATTCCAAGGATCAATACGGAAATCTTGTAGCTCAAGAAGTAGTTGATCAAGCTGGTTTTGATACGTACTATGAATATACTAGTGCGGGAAATTATTCTTTAACCATACCTGAGGGGGTGACAGAAATTGAAATATTAACTATTGGTGGAGGTGGAAGTGGACAAGCGGGGAGCTTCGAAAATTTTTATTCCAACACTATTAGAACTAATGGTAGTAATGGACAAAGCTCTATTGTGTCGGGGAATAGTTGGAGTGTTTCTTCAATGGGGGGTAGTGGTGGGGGCGCGATTGATAGAAATGTTATAATTAATATCAGCGAATCTTTAAATATTATTTCTCAAATCAACGGAGTGAATCAAAAAATTGAAAACAGTAGCGGCGCAGACAGATCTGGCTCTTCCGATTTCTTGATTTCTGGTGCAAATGGATCAAAAAGAGCCTCGAACGTTGGCGCTTTTTTTAGTGAAACTAAATCTTCAAACACTCCAACTTTTGGGGCCGGTTCTGGGTCATCCTCTACACAATACGATGCTTTGTTTTTTGGAAAGCGTAATTTTACCCTAACTGGGGGCGGGTCTTCTGCTGCTGCCATAGTAATAGCCACTGTTAGTAATGGTGATGTTGTAAATATTACTGTTGGATCGGGAGGTACTGGGAAAAATGGTAAAATCGGTAGCAGAGTTTTTTCTAAATCAGGAAGAGGCGGAAGTGGTATGGTTGCTGTTAGGTATATTGTTGAAGGCTATAATGTAGGATTATCTACCCGAGAACAATTTGTGAAATCATTTGGAGATGGCAATAGTTTTAAGGGTAAGTCTGTCGCATTCTTTATTAATAAACATAATTATGGATCTGCTGCATCAAATTATAGAACGCAAATAAAAAACAAATCTGTACTTAAGCAAAACTGTTTGATCGAAAGAAGGCAAATTATTAGTTCTGACCCAGATGAATTTTCAGTAACTTTAGCTGGAGAAGACTTTTCGAAGCATGAAGCAAGTTTTGAGGTTGATGTTGATGGAAACAGGGAATATATTATGTATGGAGCTTGTGCGGCAGAGATTGACCATCCTATCGTTGAACCTAGATTTACTGCAAATTTATATCTAAAAGATTCAGTAGAGTCAATAAATTTGCTGAATATGTTTGCAAATATGTTTCGCGCGAGATTGTCATATAGTTCTGGTAAAATTAGCATACAGCAAGACTCAAAAAACTTACCCATACAATTATTTAATAATACAAATGTATCAAGTGAAGGGTTTGCGTATTCTGGCTCTCAAAAGGATCAGCGTTTTTCAGTTGCAAAGGTTATGTTTAATAATAAAGAAAATGAATTTCAGCAAGAGTACGTCTATGAAGAAGATGCTTCCGCAATACAAAAAATAGGTATTGTCGAAACCGAGATGAGCGCTCTTTCTGTGTCAAGTGAATCGGAGGCAAGAAGGCTTGCAAAATGGATATTGATGAGCGCGCAATATGAGCAAGAAGTTGTTAAATTTACAGCCGGACAAGAAGGCGCTTACACTTTTCCTGGAGCAATCATAGAAATATACGACGAAATGCGATCAGGAGATTTAAGATCGGGGAGGATTTTAGACGTGATTGATGATATCGAGGAGGGTGGCGAAACATATTTTTTAGTAGATAAAAGTATCATAAAAGAACCTATATTAGGTGATGTCGAAGTGACTGTTTCTGCTGGCGCAGATAATACAACACTCGAAAAAATAGAATCAAGAGCACAAAATGAATCGTCTGTCGCTGACCAAGATTATGAGATAGAAAATTTACAGTCTCAACAGCTTTTGAAATTTCAAGCGCGATTAATACCAGATACAGACGAAAGTAAATCTAGGGTTATTGATATGGTGGCTAAAATGCAATTTGAGCTTTCTGTCGATGAGGCAGTTTTTAAAATATTTTATCACGGATTTAATGATGGAGATAAAATTAGATTTTTTAGTGATGGAATTCTTCCTTCAGGACTATCTCCTTTTGAGGAGTATTATGTTATATGCGCGGCAAAACACTCATTTAGGGTGTCGTTATATCCTCCTTTGTACCTAAGTGGCACATTAACTTTGCATGCTAGGTCAGAGGGTTCTAATTTAGTTGCAAATATTGTAAATGGAACGGGAACTTCTTTCACTTCTGAGTTGAATGTTGGAGATCATCTGATTGTTGAAGGTTTTGATTTTATTGTGACAGAGATAGAAAGTGATATTAAATTAATAATTAATAAATCTCATCCTAGAGGATTTACTCAAGCGACTGGGTATACAAATATTATTCCATTAAATATGTTTAATATTGGTAGAGATAAACTGTTTAATATTGGTGGCGAACATTTTGTGGTTCCGCTTGATCCACAAAAAACTCAAGAAAAAATAAATCAAGTAATGATTGGGGCAATTTACTCAATCAGGGGAGATATAGGAGTAATAGAAGATAATAAAAACTCTGTGACTTCTGGTGATCTTGCTAAAATAGGAGTCTCTGAAATATTTACAGATGATTGGTTGACGTCTAGCGTTTTTGGTCAAGTTAAAATTGTTGATGCAAATTGGATGTATGCGAAAAATCTTGGTTGGGTATATATCAAGGATATTATTTCTAGAGAAACTCAGAATGCAAATGAATATTTTTGGTTTTATGTTGGTTCTTTTGGTTGGGTTGGAACAACAGAAGTTTTAAAGAATACGACATGGTACGTTCCATCGTTAAAGCAAAATAAAGATGGTGCTACTGGTTTTGTTAATATTAAATATGATGTTTATTCTGGAAATATTTCAAGTGTTTTTGTTTATTATGAATCTCAAGAAAATATAGACACAACTATAGGAAGTTTTAATCTTGGGAGTTCAAATAAAAAACTAGGAAGATTGTGCGAGGTAAAAGAAGTAAGAGATCAAGAACCTTTCGGGTATCTTTTGAGCGTATCTGATTACAATGAAGATTTTGAATCATATGTTCCGTCAGTATTTAATCAATCGGCAAGTCAAGAAAAATACGACGCAATAAAAATAACAGGAGGTTCCCAAATAACTCCTGGAGAATCTCTGCAACAACAATACGCACTCAGATTAAATATAGAAAATCAGCTTGAATTTGACTTGTCTAAAAATTATAATATGTTTGTATCTGGATCTAGCTCTGCGAGTATTAATAAAACATGGAACTTTATATTTATAAATGAAACAACTATAGAGCTTGCTGGTTCTGCGAATGCGGCGGCGTTTGTATCTGATGTTAATTTTGATAATGCATATCTTTATTTGGTGAAAGAATTTGATAGTGATTTGAAGAAGTTTATTGAAGCAAAATATTTTAAAGTTTTAAATAACAAAGAAATTACAGACGGAAAATATGAAATTACTGCCACAGAATATTCATTTGATAAATTTGATGCTATTGACAGAAAGGGTGTAATTCGAAAACCAGTTATACCAATTCCTCCACAAGAAGGAATGGATATTCCAGAGGCTCCAACAAATCTTATACTCGCAAGCTCAACCGAATAAATGTCTACTTCGATTACAGTCGAATTTCAAGTAAATGATCTTGATGCAAACTACGAAGTTCTTGGAACTTCTGATAATTATTCGTTCCAAGAAAAACTTGGGCTTGGTTCGAGCCTTGTGTTAAACGAAGGAGAAGAATTTGTAAAAGTTATTCCACTTAAAGGAAACTATGGAGTTTTTGATATACGGGTATTTGCGGTAACAGATATAGGTGTGAGGTCTCCATCTTTGATTGGGTCTGTAGAGGTGTTGCCGAAAGAATTAGAGAATACATTTACATTTTCAGAAATAAAAATAACAGATAATAAATATGAAAATCTAGAATCTAGCATAACTTACACCCCTCAATATCCAGGAGACAAGCTTGAGATTGAGTCAGAATTTGCAGAAAGAAGTATAAAGTTTAGTTGGAATCTTGTCCCTCCTGATGGACACCCTCTTGAGGGTGCGGCGGTTTCTAATCAGTTGCTGAATGACACATTCTTTTCTGGTTTTAAAGTAAACATAAAGAATAATGGTCAAACTATCAATCTTTCTGATGCAGGTTTCTCGAGCACTTCTCTTGATGCTCTTTCTAATACATTCGAAACAGATAAAGAAAATGTATTTGATATATTACAAAATTACCGAGATTTTTATCTTAACTTTGATAACAGTGTATTTAATGATCTTGGGCTTTCTAGGAATGTCGAACTTGAGATTATTTCGGTTGATAGATTTGGGCGAGAGGCGACTGGAATAATTCGAGCAAACAATCCTGAGCCTGTAATAAATAATTTAACTCATTCTTTGCACGGTTCAGAGGCAAGTTTTTCATGGAGTTATCAAGATGTTGATTTTAGTTCTGTCGATATAAATGTTTTAGCGGTGCCCGAGGGTACAATTTTACCCTTTGATCAAGATCTAGATTTAAGTGCAAAACATTTTCAATCATTAAAACAAGCAAAGCCTTATAACAAATATAAAGGCGCATATTATAATGATGGAGAAAAAGTAGTATACGATAATAGAGTATATAATTGTATATCTGGTCATACTAGAGAATTTAACGAAACACCAGATTATTCTGAAAGTTGGGAATTGATTGGTAATGTGGTTGATTTTAATTATTTTTCTTCTGCAGATGATGATAATAAAAACTTAATCGAAGATGTAAGTTTGTCTGATACTGTTGATGTTGAAAATACTTTTAATGTTCCGCAGTTATGGGGATATGAATATTACTATACATTCCAGCCAAGCGATGGATTTGGAGAAGGACAAGTATACAATTTTACCAACCGAGGACTTATACAAAGGGGAGATGAAAATGACGAGCTAGATCCACTGATTGTAAATATAAAACTAGATAATCTTCGATTTCGCGAAGTTAAAGATGATCTTGTTTTTAATTGGGATGTTACTGATCAAGACGGTAATCTTGTTGATATTAGTCAGTATAAATTTTTGTTTGGAAATAATGATACCCCTTCATTGTTGGGTATAAGTGGTTCGTTGTATGATGTTCATAGTCGACAAAAAATAACTGGTATTACAGACGGATATAATTCTAAAGGTTTAGATTTTGATGAAGATGGGGATATTGTTGTCAATACGAATCTTCCATCAACAAAAGTATTCGATCAATATAAATATACGCGCGAATCTAATAATGCAATATACGCAACAGGAGGATTTCCCGCGGATTATCAAGATTACGACAATCAGGTCGTATATAATGTTGGTGATAATGTGTTATCAAATAATAAAATATATACTTCAAATACAAGCAATAATTCGCACTCTCCATCATATCCTTTGTGGCAGGAATCAGAAACATATTTTGCCGAAACATCAGATAAATTTGTATACAAAAATAATGTATATGTAACAACAGATAATTTTGGTGCAGATGCTGACACTACAAGCGGATTGTATAATGAAGGTGAGTCGTATAATCTCGGAGATATTGTATTGTCTCCAGAAAAGAATATTGCAATTTTTGAAGAGCAAGAGGCTTACAGTCCTGGAGATTTTGTTTTTCATAGTGGTTCTATATACGAATGTTTAATTGATATCTCAACCGAAGAAATTGCTCTTATTGAAAATAAAGACTACTGGAGAAGATCAGATATATTCGGAGATATTAAATGTTCATATTTTAAATCGCTAACAAGCAGTAATACTAGTTATCCATTTTCTAGTACATTAAATTGGGAAAAACTTAATCCAGAAAACCTTGCCGCAAACGCACAGTTCTTTGATGTTTTTGCGCCAGCTTATGAGTTTTCTATTTCCGATTGGAACTCTGGAAGTAAATATTCCTCAGGAAGTTTTGTTGTTTATGAAAACGATATATGGAGCGGAACTCAGTTAAGCCAGGGCCAAGCCCCATCCGGCACATCTGAGTATTGGGCTAATAATTTAAACGGTCAAGATTTTGGAACAGGTTATCAGGCTGGGGACTTGGTTTACAGTAATAATTTTATTTATCAATGCACTCAAAATAATCCTGCTGGTGGACCAATTGTTGCACGCACAAATGAAGGTGATACTATTCTGTCTAGTTACGAAGAAACAAATTGGTTGCCATTCTGGGAATTGAATGATCAATATGATGATATTGTTTTTGGTCACGTTGGTATTCCCCAAAGCGGAAAAAGAAGTGTTGGTATAGAGCTTGGTATTGTAGATAAATATGGAAAAATAGTAAACAAAGCAAATTTAGATGCCGATAACCCAGCGCCATATATATTGACCGAAGGATTTGATGTTGATAGCACAAGCGAAGCAACAAAAGTAAAATTTAATTTCAATTACGCATTAGGATTTCAAGAAAAAACGACAAAAGTATATTTGTATAGATCTAGTGAACCAGATTTCGAGATCACTGGATCAAATGGATTGCCTTATGATAAAGTTTCTGGTGTAAATAATCCTGATTCAACACTTGTATCAATTACTCTTGGAGTTGAAGGTGCCGCATTTGGAGATAATATAAATCAAATAATTGACGAGCCTCCGATCGATAAAATTGATGGCGTTGATCAAATAACGGGTTACTATTATAAAATATTACCTTTTGATGATTTTGGTAGTGGTGTTTTATATAATGTGCCAGATGGATCAATGCGCAGGGTAATTGTTTATCCAAAGAGATACAATAATCCAAATCCAAATGTAATGCCTGGCAGGGTATTAAGATCAAATCCGACATCCACAACAGATGCTGTTCCTGGAGCAATACAAAACCTAACAGGATCCACTTCTTTTGAGAATTTCTTTTTGAATTGGAATGCGCCAGGATCTAACTTTTTTGATAATAATACATCCACCGATTTTGAAAATGATATTGATCATTATGAGGTATGGCAAAGTGATGATCCGTATATAAAAAGCGGACAAAATGAAAATGCAACAAGTCCATGGCTTGAAGTCGAAAATACTGGATACAGAAAAATAAAAGGTGTTGCTTATAGTGTTTCCGAAGGGGATACTACTCCCGAAGAATCTTTGGATCCGGCAAGATATATATATGGCGCAGAAAATATATTTAATGTTGCCGCGAATACTCCATCTGTTGAAGTTGTTCATGGTGGAAAAACAAATGACACAAAATATTTTTGGGTACGAGCTGTTGATTTTGCGGGAAATAAAAGTCCATTTTCTAGCGCCGCAAACGAAGTAAATGTAAAAGGTTTAGGTTTGAATCTTGGTAGAGCTTCTGCAACAGATATTGCAGGTTTTGAAATAAATATGACCGACACCTTTAATGATGCCATTGCATCTGTTCCTAATAATCCATTCAGTCAAGATGGTAACGGGGGTTTGGAGTGGGACGAGCATGTTTTGTTTAGTGAGGGTACTGGATATATCGTTGAAGGTGGAGGCTTTGGATCTGATGTGGGTTACATATGGTGGGATAAAAAAGATGAAAACGGTAATTCAAATTTAAGTCAAAATTACTATGTTAAAACTGTTAATGGAGTGGAATTGTTTACAAATCAATC